TATAAGAGACAGGGATAAACCCACCGACCAGCATGAGCGCACCAGCGGCAACCTCCACCATGTTGACATTCGACCAATCGCCGGTTCTGATTGCTTCAAGGAATCCTTTGAGGTTGTCCACAATGAGCGTAGCACCGCTGATAATCAGACCAATGCCAGCCAGCTTTGTGTTTCCTGTCAGCATACCCAGCCCACTCAGGAACAGGCCGAGGTTTTTCACCAGAAACAGCGCATTGTCCCAATTCACACCGTTGTTCACCATGTCGCTGATAGCGGAGACAATACCCGTAAGCCCGGAAATAACCAACATGGCTCCCGCCATCTTGATATTGCCAAAGAGCAGGAACGCCGCACCGAGGGCTTCTGCGAAACCGCTTATGAGCTTGGTAACATTGGTGAAGTTGGGGCCGTTCGCCATGATGTCTTGAATGGCTTCCTTCATGGTGTTCCATGCGTCCAAGAACAGGCCAAGCCCCGCAATTTTGAAAGCAATACTGCCTGTGATGTTAAATCCCTTCATGGTGGACAGCCACCGCAGGAAGTCCTGCACACCCTTGGCGATTCTCCAAGCAAGGAAAGCCGCTCCAATGGCAAGCACACCGGCAAGGATTTCGTCAATGTTTTCCCTTACCCAATCGAGGAAGGGCTGAATTTTCGCCATGATCTTGTCAACCTGTTCGTTCACTGCGTCTGCAATGAAGTCATAGGTGGGAAGCTCAAAGCCAAGACCGCCCCCGCCGCCAATGCCGCCAGCACCACCGGCACCGCCACTGGAATCCTCCGGGGGAGAGATAACATTCAGCTCGTCAATACCGAGCAGTGCGTTTTTCAGCTCTTTTGCCTTTTTGGAAGCATCTCCCAAACCGTCAGCCGCTTCACCTGCGCCGCTCGCTACGCCGCCGATTGCGTCTGTCCCCATGTCAAACTCAGGAATCGAGACACCGAAGAAACCGGCAATAATTTCAGCGACCATGCGGATTGCTTTCGCCAGAGCGATTGCATACGGCAGGATAGCTTTCAGAATGGGAAGGAACAGATTACCCAGCGCACGAGTGGCCTGTTCCACCTGAGCTTGCAGAATACGAAGCTGGTTTGCCGGGGCTTCCAGTGTACGAGCCATATCGCCCTGTGCGTTTGTAACCTGCGTCATGATTGCGTAGTAGCGCAACTCGGCTTTTTCAGCCTGAGTCATTGCCGTAACGCTTTTCTCAATGCCAAGGTTGTATGCTTCCTGTTGCAGACGAGCCACAGACAGGTCGTAACCAAGCCTACGAAGCGGCTCAAGCTCACCGGAAATACCAGACTCCAACTTTTGGAAAGCGTCAGAGGTGCTGATATTGAAGAACGAAGCCAAATCGTAGGTGAGCTGGGTGAGGTTTTTGCTCATGGTGTAAGCCCGGTCGCTCGCAACGCCGAAGCCCTCAGTGATTGTCATAAAGACACCCTGATTGCGCATCCACTCGCCGGGGTTGATACCCATGACTTCTCCGACCTGCTCTGCGTAATTTCGGGCTTCCTCTGCATACTGCCCCATGGACACATTGAACAGGTTGAGGTTTTCGATGTAGCTGTTTGAAGCGGTAATCCACCCGGCAATAACGCTCGTGATGGATTTCAGCCCAATGTAAGCCGCACTGATTTTTGCGGCAAGGTTCACATAGGATTTGCCCAGCACAGTGTTGCTTGCGGCAAGGTTCGTGTTCCCCTTGAGCAACCTCTGAATCTTGGCAGGAAAGGCAGAGAAACCAGCCGCCACCTTCTCCATCTGAGTGGCAAGAGGGGTGATAGCGGTAGCAACTCGGTTGCATTGGTCTGCGAAAGAATCAAGGTCAGTCTTTTTCAGCGATTCTGTAACAGTGTCGATCTGAGGAGCAATTTTTACGAGCTTATCCAGCCCGGAAGCCAGAGAATTGAACCCGGATTTTTGAACGCTCTCCAAAGGTTTGAGAGCGTCTACAAGCCCCTGCACCTGCTCCCTTGCAAGAGTAAGCCCGGTCAAACCAGAAACACTCTGGCTGAATTTCTTCAAAGAGTTAGACAGTGCACCAAGCCCAACGCCGCCCTTGCTTACAGGAGCGGTAGCGGCTTTCAACCGTCTCAGAGACTCGGAAAGTGCGTCTATCCCGCCAACGGCAGATGTAGAATTAGATTGTATTTCAAGCTCCAACTGCTCGATTGTGGTAGACATAATGCTCACTTCCCTTCAAACTTTTTATTGTGGCTTGCCATGAATCCTTCCATCAGTTTCTTACCCTTGTCGTACACCCCCTTGGCGTGTTCCTCCTCTCGGAGTTCAATTTGTTTCTCAGTGAGCGCATAGGCTTCTGAGAGGTACGGAACAGGCTTTGCGCCCTTTTTGGCAAAAGCGTGTAGGATTGGGGACACCCGGCACAAAGCGTCATAGAAATATGCGCCTTGTAGCCACATTTCCTGATTTCTGCGATTCATTCTGAGTTCTTCCGCTTTACGGTACGCCGCCACAAGCGTACAATCTTTATCCCAATACTGCTCCTCGGTCATGCCGAAGGACAGGTAATGGGGAAACAACTCGTTGAATTTTTCCGTGTAAGTGGAGAGGGGAGCAGTGGCAGAACTACCACCACTCCCCTCAGTGGAGGACAGCGATTCACTTACCAAGTCGCTGTCCAGTCCAAGTTTCCCTCGGCTTCCTCTGGCTCCTCTACCAGAGTCAGAATCGGCTCGTTATACATTTCAGCGAGCTTGCCGATCAGGTCTTCTTTCTTGGTAAGTTTGGAATAGATGTTGTCAATGATGTCGCTCTTGACGAAACGATGATGGGCAAGGAACGCACCTGCAAACAGCGCAGGGAGAGTAGTCATAGGCTTCTCGGTGATGTCAGAAGCGATAAAGCCCTTCTTCTCCATTTCCGCAACCGTTCTGCGGGTAAATTCCAGCGTGTAATCCTTACCGTCATAGGTGAAATGCAACTGTTTTGCCATTTGTCTGTCCTCCTGTTAAATCTTAGTTATTAGTCCCCAGCCGCAGTGATGGGAGTGGACGGAGCAATAGTGATAGTCATGTCCACGACTTCGTTGACACCGCCGCCAACCGGGAATACGGAGAGTTGACCCTTGAACTCAAATTTACCGTCAGAGCCGGTGGGGGTAAGAATGTTACCCTCGCCAGTACCGCCAAACCAAACGGCAAAGTCGATTTCCTGACCTTCAAGAGCTTTCAGCTTGGTAAAGTCCACTTTGGTGTAGTTCGCCGTGAACTCAAGGGCGTCGAGAGACTGAACACCCGGAATATAGGTCTGCATATTGTCAGACAGGGTAGTGGTTTCCAGCATTTCAGGTGCGCCGCCGAGATCAGGAAATTCTTTAATGTCAATCAATTTCTCGTAAGTATCACCCTTACTGGACTTCTTCATAAGGAAAATCTTGTAAGTAGAAATCGCCATGATTCATTACCTCCTGTAAATTGTCTTTTCTTTAGAAATCACAGCTCGGTATCGTCCGAGCATACGATAGATGGTCGCATTGTCTTGGTTGGGAACAGGCTCAAGCATGGTTCTGGTGAAATTCAGACCCATCAGAATTTCATCAATAAATCCGGTGATTTCTTTACACTCAGCCTTTCTCCCTTTAGTGCGGTTGGAGTAGACGTTCAGCTCATACATGACTGCGGCATGGTTTTCCTGCCCACTCTGCGTCTGAGAGTTTCGGAATGTGGCATTGTCTATCTCCACGAGAGATATGCAAGGAAAAGAAGATGGTGCGCTGACATATTCGCCAGTTATAAAGATTTTCGGGTATTTCGCCCGTACCTTTGCGGAAATCTCTGAGAAAATTTCCTGTTCTGCGTCAATCATGCGAACACCTCCCCTGCAATCTGTACGACCTCTCGGCTTACGGTCTGAACGGCATTGTACATCGGCATTGCCGCAGGAGTACCATGAGTGATTTTCAACTCTCCGTCCTCATAAAAACCCCATGCCTGTTTTCTACCGTTCCTACCGAAAGTACCTATGGCTATCGGGGGATTGGGAACGCCCGTAGTAGTAGCGAAAGGGTTTGGGGACGAGCCAGCCGAGCCGTTGTGATAAACACCCGCACCGAACTCAACCCACACAGCGTCCGTTCCGTCAGCGACAACAGCGAAGTAATCTCCACGGTTCTCTGCCCGAACATTGACGCTTGCTTTGCGGGGATTGCCGCTTTTCTCGGTCAAATCGTCAACGATTGCCCTATTAAAGCCGCTCTGCGCTTCCTCGGCTAACCTTTCGGCTACCCGTCTTAGAAGCTCCTCGCACTTGCGCTTAAACCCCTCTTTGTACTGTGCCAGTTCTTTTATGGCACGGTCTATATCCTGCTCCGATAAGCCAAATGAAATAACTTTCCTGCCCATGCTTTACCCTCATGTAACATTCACCTTGCTTACTGCGTATGACACGCTGTTCAAACTCCTTGCGACTTTCTTGACGATGTAATCATGAGGGGTTTTAACCTTGCCCTCACTATCGACCGCCAAAGAGCCGTCTGCATTGAGTTCCGGCATTATGTCAATCCATAAAATCGAGTATTCGTCAATGGGAGGTGAGTCATTGTCCATAGCGATTACTTTGTCGTAGGACACATTCTCACCAAATTGTCGAGTCTGCGTTTCGCCTTTTGCCGCCGAGATATTGGCAGAACTCTTAATGGGGTTTCCGTGTCGCACATCGTACTCACCCGTATCATTTCCGTACTCGTCAACGATGGAAACACGCTCCGAAAACAAAGCGTAGTAGAAAACAACCTTATTTCTCTGCATACACCTCATGGGTTTTCCTCCTTTGAGGAGAAAGTACCCACATGGGGAGTAATCGTCTTGAGCATAGAAGCGGGGACATCAGCACTTTCGTACTGTCTTGTAATACCATTTTCGGTATGAGAGGTCTGACCCTCTGCACCTCGCTTGTTGAGCATATAGGCGGCGATTTCGATTTGCAGGTACTCGTACTTGATGGGAACTTCTGTCACGGTATCGTCATACGGGTACGCTTTTGCGAGAATCTTACTGCCGGACAATTTAAGGTAGGTGGATAACACTTCGTCCGTGTCAGAATCACCGACCATAGCTTTCAGAGCCGTCAGTTTTTCAGTATCAGTCATGTTGTCCACCTCCTAACTTACGCCGCAGTGATTTCGTACCAACCCTTGGTGTTCGGACTATCACCCTCTGCGGGAACAACCGCCACATAGCCAAGACCGCTCTTGGCGTAGTAGGTCTTACTCGCCGTAACCGTGGCATCGGTGCTTGCCGCCGCAGTACCCTTGACAATCTTGACGGCGTAACGAGCGTCCGTCAGAGCGGGAAGATAATACTTGCGACTGAGAATGGTGTTCTTACGAATGTTAGCGTCACCAGCGTCACGGGGCGGGGTCTCAACCTCGACACCCTTTTTGTTGAACAGAGTGACAGCCTGTTTCGTAGCCACACAGATAGTGCCGGAAACAGCGTCTTTCTTGGTGTAGATGTTGACACCCGCCACAGTACCGACATAGCCGCTACGGGCGAAAGACTCAACATACTGCAAGCTCTGACCCAGTGCCTTACGCAGAGCGGTTACATCGCTGGGGGACACGAAAGCGAAGAAGCTCACGCCCTCAATGTTCTCAAGGTTGAACATAGCCTGTGCGTCAGCGAAAGCGTCAAAGCCGAGGGCGGAGACAACAACGACCTGCGTAGCCTTGTTGAACTCGGCAAAAATGTCCGCATTGACGGTGTTGAACATATCCGTACCCATGTGACGAACGCCGACAGGCACCAGCATGGGGTCGGTCATTTCCTGCTCGTCATAATACTCGAAGCGGTTCTGAGCCATGAGGATTTTGTACTCAAAGGGAGAGTAAGTGACCTCAACGCTCTGAGTGTTGCCCTCACCCATAGCCAGCTTCTGAGTTGCGCTGGTTGCGCTGTAACGGTTGATTTTGCGGGTCATACCAGCCGTACCCACGAGGGAGTTATCCACCGTGCAGAACTGCTGGAGGTCGAGGTGAGAATTGAACTGGTCTTCAATCTCATTCGACAGATAAAAGTTATCGTAAATCTTATGTCCCATGATTAGTTACCTCCTGTATAAAGTTCTTTGTATTCCTCCGGGTGTTCCTGCGAGAACTTGAGTCTGTCGGCAGGAGACATTTCACGGAGAGTCTTAAGCGTCATGGTTTTGCCGTCCCCATCGGGGGTAGGCTTAGGGGTGTTTTTCAGAGCTTCAGCACGAACCTTTTTCTCAAAGGCTTCAAGGTGCTTCTTCTGATTGGCAAAGACCTTTTCGATTTTGCCGTCTGCCATAGCTTCGGCGGTTTCATCTGCAAGGGCTTCTTCGTAACCGAGAGCAACCAGCTTCGCCTTGTTCTTGGCGATAACAGACTCACGCAGGAGCTTGTCGTACTTGCTTTGAAGTTCCTCTCGCTCCTCCTGTTCCTTCTGCTTTTTCTGCTCGTCCTCGGTCATTTTCTCCCGGAGCTGTTTCTTATACCCAGCGGCTTCGCTGTTGCTCTTGGAGAGGGCATTTTTCAGCCTTTCAATTTCAGCGGAATGGTCTTCCGGGACAGTTACCTTTTCCAAAGCGGCTTCGACCTCTTCAAAGGCCATACCCTCTTTGTAAGCGTCCCCAAGCACTTCTTTAAGGTTCATACTGATTTCCTCCTTGCGTTTCATAGGTAGTTCACTCTACACAGTTTTCTGTTTGAAGGGTTGTCTCCCTGTTGCGTTTTAAGGTGTTCCCTCACCATAACCAAGCGAAAATCGCTTTAATTATTCGTCTTCGTCCGAACTGTCCGGGTTTTTCGGATTGTTCGGGTTGTTCTGCGCCGCCATCTGCTGTTGCGCCAGCTTTTCCTGCTGTTCCTCGTAATACTCCATGCTCATGGTGTACGCCCTTTCCGGGTCTACGAATAGGCCGCTGTGCTGGAACGCCAACAGAGGGTGAATCTTCGACTGCTGTAGCATGGCCACCAACACCTGAGACTTGCTCTGAATGTTCTCATAATTGCGTCTGGTAAACTGCAATTCGATGTCCTTCAAGCGGAGATTGATGTCAGACAGGTCTCGGCAGATACGGAGAACCAGCTTGAGCATTTTCTTTTCGGCTTTTTTGAACATATGCTCGCTGTCTTTTGCCCTCGCTTCCGCAAGCGACCAGCCATCACGCAGGAGCACCGCCGCCCCGGTGTCGGAAGTAGAACTGCCGCCGTTTCTGTTGGGCATACCGCAGATGGTGAGGACAGCGTTGTACAGATCGTCTTTGAGCGTCTGCGTCTGCCCCTGATTCAGTTCCTTCACAACGAGGTCAACATCAATGTTGCCGCCATTGTCGTTAGGCGGTACGAGAATTGCACCCTCCGCAAGAAATTCTTTGAATTTCTCTTTCTCGATGTGGCAACCGATGAATTTCCAGAACGCTTGAATGAACTGCTCCACGCCATCCATACGGTTAGACTCAGTGTTGTTGATTGCGTCCAGAAGAGGAAGGACAATCTCAAAAGAGCCAAGCCGAGCGTTGTTTGCCGGGTACTCAAAAATCGGAATCATGTCCAGAGCATGAGCCTTGGACTCCTCCCGATTGATGATGTCCCCATCAATCAGCCAGTAGTAGTTCTCGGTGTAAACGGAATAGTGCGTTACCTCGTCCTCGTCTTTGCTGTACTTTACCGCCATCAGCGGCTTGTTTCCGATTTCATTGGAATACACAACGAAGGTGTCACGGGGGTCGAGCGTGTACATTTCAAACGGGGACTCGTCTTCATCATCCGATTCATCGGGCAACACCAAGCGAAAAGCGGTTCCGCAAATCATCTGCCATTCCACAATCTCTTGGTCTTGCGTGGCTTTGTCCTCGGCAAACATCAGCTCATTCAGAGCCGTAATACCAGAGGTGACGCTTTCCTCAGTGCTTCTGCCGATATACTGGATGGGTTCTCCGCAGAGATAACCGACCTTGAAGGAAACAATCTCGTTCGCCCGGTTCTCCACAATCCTGTTGCAGATTTCGGGACGGACTTCTTTCGTCCGATTCTGAATGGGTTGCTCGCCCTTGTAGTACTTCCACAAGTAATCAATCTCACTGCGGTTGAGAGCGTGGTCGTTGAGGGCTTTCTGCAAAACCGTAACCACATTCTCGTTGGTAATCTCCTTCACGCTGGACTTGATAACCCGTCTGCCGCTCATTTGCCGGGTTTTGCTCACCGGCTTTGAGGTGTCGATCACATTTCCCAAGATTGCTCCCTCCTTTCCTCTAAAATAAAAAGACGCATGACTGTTCGTAGGGCTTTCGCCATACTCGCAATCATGCGCCAAACTCAAACTATAACTTTTCGCATATATTATAGCATTTTAATTCCCGAAAGTCAAGTTATGATTCTTGTTTCGAGAATTATTTGTTGAAAACTCGGTGGGAATTGTGAATTACCAAGGTCGTTTGAAAACTTCCACCTTTTGTCCGCTCAGGCTTTGGGCATATTCAGCCAGCATTGCCATGCCATCGGGAACATCATCGTGCTTATTCTTACCAGCCATTGTGTAAGAGCAGAGCATATCCATCATCTTGCCGTAGTCTGACTTCCGCTGGTAGAGAGAAGCGTCTTTGAACAGGCAGTGTTCCTTGACCCATGCGCTGTTTACGATGATTTTCGTTTCCTTGTTAGCAGTGGTGAACTTGGTGGTGATGTGCGTGATACCGCCTTTTTTCTTTACTTCCTCCTGTATTTTCTCAGCGACCCGCCGCCCAGCGGAATTAGACTCGAACCGGCAGGATTTCACCTTGTCCCGCATAAGGATTTCCGTCAGCCGAGCGTCCACGATATTGGGTAGCCCATTGTCGCACACGCAATCGTCAATATAATAATCCTGCCCATACACATACGCCACCGGCAGGAAAGCGTAGTCCGCTCCTTTGTCCTTGGTGTCGCAGATACCAATGATTGCGTCAGGGTCTTCCTTCGGCAACTCGAAGTAGCGGCGAAGCTCGTCTTGTGCATAAACCAAGCCCTCACGCTCAATCGGCTCGTTCATATACAGTGCTCGCCAGCTCACATCGTCCATGATGTTCCTCTGCTCGTGATAAAATCTTGTGTTGAACCCCACGCCATAAGCATAGTCAAAATTGGATTCATCGTTTTCATCAAGAGCGGGAATCACAATGAATTTTGCCCGGTCACTGTCGATATACTCCCGCTCAAGCCGACCAATGACATCGTGGACAGACCAACGGGTTGCAATGTGAAGTTCTTTACAGTGATCTCCGATTTTACGCTGTCTCAAGTCAGTGGTGTAGGTCTCCCACAGCTTGTCCAATCGCTCCTTGGACAGAGCAACTTCAATACCAGATACCAAGTCATCACAGTAGAGCAGAGTAGCCGCACGATACAGACCAGCATTGCCAGTTCCGATAGAGGTGAACTCCAAGGTCTCAAAACGCTGTCTCTTGTCAAGGTCAATGCGGCAGTCTTTTGCGTTGGTGTTGGACACCTTGATGTCGGGGAAAACATCGTGCCACAGATAGTCTCCGTTGCGGTCAAATATGCGCAGACATTCATCGTATACCCCTCGGACAAAGCTGTTGGAGTGCGAGCCGGTCAGGATAGGGTCATTGGGAATTTTCCCGCCGAGCCATGTGAGGTAGAAGATAGCCAGAGTGGTTTTTCCTGCGCCCGGTGGAAGAGAGACCGCCAACAAATCCAGTTTATCGTCTGCCAGCTCTTGCAGAGCGTCTACCACCCGTTTCAGCACCTTCCTGCGGGGAGGGTAGAACTTTTTCTCCGGGTCTCGGTTCCACTCCACATAGAGGAGGTAGCTGTCAAAATCGTAAGGAGCGGCGGTCAGGCATACACGCTTGTGCAAATCATAAACCAGCCGCACCTGCTCCCCGGATATGGCGGTATTGCGCATGGTTTTCTCACATTCTGCTGACAGTAGCTTCAAAAATTCTACGCCAAGGTCGCTGTCGGTTTTCATGGCTTCCTTGCTCATGTAGTACAGGTCTTCCATGGACTGGTACTCATGGCTCTTTTTGATTTTTTCAAAAATTGTCTCAAGTAACTTTCGCATAATACCTCCAAAAGAAAAATGACGCATGACCGTTTGAGCATTACGCTCTCGCAATCATGCGCCATTCTAAATCAATTTTACACCTTCCCGTCAATGATGGATTGCAACTTCGTTCCAAGCTCAAGCCATTTCGGGTGTACTTTGTTTGAAATAAAACCGTCACTTTCGATATGACAGCTATATCGGTCTCCGCCCTTGGTGAAAATTTGCAAGAAGAATCCTTCGCCCTCGGTGTAGTAGGTTGTTTGAGACTGTGACCCCGCAGAAGCCGCCCCAACGACCGCACCAACCCCGCCTGCAATCGCTCCTCCGATGATAGCTCGTGAGATAACGCCTTTGCTCTTGGTCTGGGTTTGAGCTTTTTGTACCACATTCTCCACGATGGAATACGAAGTGATTTCGTCATAGGGAATGAGATACTTGATGAACCATATCACTCGGTTATCGTCACTGAACATAATGTTCTCATTCGGCGCACGACCGTTGAAGCTCTTAAAAATCTGACAGCTTTCAAACAATTTCGCATTGTCGAGAGCTTCCCTTGCCAGATCAATTTGATACTGGTCGGGCTTTCGCTTGCTCAAGAGCTTATCGAGCTTTTTCTGCGCCTTTTCAATATTCTTAGTGTTGTGAAAATTATCGTATCGCCCCATGGCGTTTCCCTCCCATCAAGTAGTTAAAGTAGTTGATTTTCGATTTTTCCGTAAACTTTTGCTATATATGCGTATGCTAAGAGGAAGTTACACGCAAAACCTGATTTTCCACTACTTTAACTACTTCTTTTGCTGATTTCAAACTGCTTGCATTTGCGAAAGAAAGTGGAGGAGGACATACCAGACTCCCGGATTGCGTCTTTGAGAGCAATCTTACCTCCCGCCCAAGCGTTTGCCACCGCAAAGAACTTTTCGTTGGCGGGAATGGGTTTTCGCCCTTTGTATTTCCCCTCGGCCTTGGCAATCTCGATACCCTCCCGCTGTCTCTCGAGCATACTGGTTCGTTCCAGCTCGGAGAGTGCGGCAAACACCGTCACCATAAACTTACCTTGCGGAGTGGACATATCCATCTTTTCCTTGTCGGACACAAGATTCACACTCTTGGCCTGTAACCTGCTCACAGTGTTTAAGAAATCGAGGGTGCTTCTGGAAAGCCGGGAGAAGGACTCCACATACAGGGTGTCACCCTCTCGCAGAAACTCCATCATTTCCTTAAACTCGGTACGCTCTGTGTTTTTCCCACTCATTTTGTCACAGTAGATTTTCTCCACACCGAGGGTCTTCATCAGCTCCAACTGCCGAGCAAGGTTTTGCTCAACGGTGCTCACCCGCACATAACCCACTTTCATGTGGTTCACCTCCTATTACGGTTCTCGTGGAACATAAGTCAGTTTGATGTCGTAACCAAGAGCTTCCATGATGTTGATGAAAGTGCGATTGATAAGACCGTCCTCTTTGTGAATGACCCGGTTGACATACTGACCCGTTGTGCCAACAGCCTTTGCGATTTGCTCCTGAGTGGTGCGGTTCTGCACGCACAGGGTCTTCACATCAATTTCAATATCGTTCAAAACTGCCATTGGAAATTCCTCCTTTGTCTTTGTGAGATAATATTATCATATAACAGAGTGTGTTGTCAATACTTATAAGATAACTTTATATCCTTTTTGTTTCTTTTTCGATTTTTCGGCTACTCAAGCCACTCCCTGCGGCTCGTGCGGCGGGTCGCTGTCCCCCTCCGGGGGTATGCCCTCCGGGGCTATTCGCTCCGCTATCATTGAACCCCCGCCCACTTGATAGCACTATCAAAACAGAAAAACACAACTCTAAAAATAGTATTATCATAATACCCAATAGAGGACACCCCAACGACACCAAACAAACCGCCCACAATGCAGGACAGCGCAAGCCGCTATATTATCCCATAGCGCACACAAGAACACAACACACAAGCCCATAACACAAGAACATAACAGAGAAACGCAAGAACACAAGCGCACAACATAACAAGCCCGCGCAATAACGCAACGCTCACAATATAAAGCCCATTATATAAAGCCCTTGCATATAAGCCCATAGCAAGCCATACAAGCCCATATAATAGCCGGGTATATAGGGAATACCCCCAAAATAAAAAGCCCTCCACAGGGCAATACAGGCCGATTATAGAGGGCATAGAAAAACCCCGCCCAATATAGGCGGGGTATATGTATTATTTATTTCTTTTCAGAATCTCAGCCATCAGCATAAACGGAAACACAAGCAAAATCACAAGCCCCATTTTTTAACCCTTCATATTACAGAAAAAATCATCATCCACAAAAGAAACGCCGCTATACTGTTCTTGTATAATATCGTCTGATATTTGTTCGGGGTCTGTAATGCCTTGCAATATTTCCGGGCTTTCGTTTTGTAACTGATAAAAATACGATTGTCTTAATTCTTCCATTTCGGCGGGGGACAGATCATAAACACTTTTATACATTGTTCAACCCTCCTATTACACGAATCTAAAGCGTTTTGTAACTGTCGTTTTGGTATATGTTGCGGCTATATCGGGCATATCCCGCTTTAATGCCGTTGTATCAATTCGGGAACTTGTCACGGCTTTATAGCTTGCCTTGTGTTCATTCCCGGCGATACTTTCAAGCCCGTTTTCCTCCATATGCTTTTTTAGTTTGTCTGTCAACCCGTCAAGCGTTGCGCTGATCTCCTCAGCCATCCGGGTATATTCCGCTATTTCTTTCATAAGTGCGTTTAGATTGTCTGTTGCAATCTGATTGTAATTTCTCATGATGAACCCCCCTTAAAAAATCGTTGCGACTGTGGTTATAATTTCAACCCACAAATCTATATATTGTGTAACCCATTCCCCGGAATCCCGTTGAAATTCCGTTTTGCCGGTGATAACATAACCGACTTGTAAAGCGTCCCCGTCCTCAGTATCTCTATACATAGGGCTTTTGTTCTTTAATGCCCTGTCTGAAATACTGATATAATGCTGATTGTCCACAATCTCCCGGAAAACCTGTAAAGCGTCTTTCACGCTATCCGCTTCAATGTGTTTTGTCGGGATAATATCGCCACCAATCCACCAATTTTTATTATTGTATGGTTTCATTGTTGCCGTTGTTCTGAATATGTATTTTGCCATTTTTCAGCCCTCCATATAGCTATATGCGTATTGCTCCACCGTTCCCAATGTTCCCGCCGTGGGCATTTTCCCGGTGAACCTGTCCACCGTTTCAACCGGGATATAATAGGCGGGATATTTGCTCGTTTCATTATCTCGAATATTGTAGAAAATAAAGGCGTTTAACATTTCCTCAAATGTTACCCCGGACTTTCCAGAAACGATTATTTCCGGGTGCCACGGGTAACCGGGGCGCAAATTGACAGGACAAACCACCACGCGCAACCCGTTATTATATGCCCGCCGTGCTTGTGTTTTGTTTATACGCTTGAATGTGTAGCCGTTTTCGGTAAAGGTGTAAGCCCTCATTTTTAATAACCTCCGTTCAGCTTGCAAAACTCTTGCAACAGCTTTTCCACTTGTTCCCGCTTTTTTCATACGGGGCTTTGTTTTCCCATGAAAGAATAGCTTTCGCTTTTTCGTTGTATTCTCTAATGCCTTCAAGCCTTGCCCCCGGCATATTTCTATACCCTGTGCAGATTGTCACGCCGTACACCTCGTAAACATCGAAATTCCAGCCATATACACCGCAGGTGTAAGCAATGGGGGAGTGATTATTGAGCAAATAGCATAGATCACAATACCCCGCAGAACGAACATTTACAGAACCATTTATAACGGCTTTTCTCGTGGTTTTAACTTTCATTGTCTTTTACCTCCTCTTACAAGCTCATATATTCCGCTTTGCTTAATCCGCAAAATGCTTTAATGCGTCGGCCTGTCGTTGCTGTCCAATCGTTCCACAGCTTGACTAATTCCCCGGAAACAAGCCTTTTAATAATGGGCGTCTCGTAACTGTATAGCGTTTCTGTCCCGTTGTCCTCCACAATTACAACCGCTTTCCCGTAAAAGCTTTTTCTACCGTCTGCCGGGGTCAATTCGTATTTTCTCATTTTGAAAACCTCCATATAATCTCATTCGGATTGTTTGCTGTCCTGTTACGATTATAGTATAATTCAGCTTTTCCGAATTGTCAAGAGGTTTTCAGAAAAATTTTATCTTTTTCGGATTGTTCATTATCTCTTATACATTATATAGGGAAAAACCAAAAACCCGCCAACGCTCCACCGGCTCCACCTCCACCGGGGGACGATCTGCCCCCAATAGAAAAACCGCCGCTTTTCCCCGGTGGAAACCAGAGAATACGAGCGGCGGTTTCATAGTCGATAGTCGTTAGTCGCTTTCAGAGTCGGAGTCGCTTTCAGAGTCGATAAGGTATCGCTGTCTGATAGAGTCGGGGTCATAGTCGTTGTCCTGCTGAACATTCGGAGTGACAACATATTCGGTCTTGTCCTGATAGCCATAGTTGTTCTTGCCGAGGAAGATACCCATGACGGGATTGATCTTGCCGTTTTGCGAGTAATTCTCCCAAAGAACCTCCATAACTCTATGAGCTTTTTTTATTACGAGTGCTACTTCCTGCGGCAACGCAGTCTTATATCCAGACCCACCAGTGGCATAGTCGTTCACAATGGCAATCAAAGTCCGTCTGCTCATACCGTTCAACGCCAATGCCATACCAGAAACCGTAGGTTTCATATCACTGGAAGCCATGAACTCAAAATACTCATTCAGTCGATTTGTCACTTGCTCTACATCATGTAAATCAATGTCAGGCAAGTTCATCAGGTACATGGAGTCTTGCAGATACTTCGTATTGTCACCCGGCTCCAAATCGTACCCATTCATACCAATCACAGGGGAGTTACCGCCCCTCGGCTTCTTCTTAATCACCTGCGGCTTGTTCTCACCATCGGGGTTTTTCTTCACTGCCATAGTCGTTTTACCTCCTCTGAGAGTCCTCTTTTCGAGCCAAAAGAGTCCTCTTTCTTCTTGTTCTTATTGCGTAGTTGAAGTAGTTAAAAATCGGTTTTTGCGTAAACTTTTACTATATAGACCCCCTTATAGAGGACTTTTACGCAAATTCAAGATTTGAACTACTTTAACTACTTCATCTATAACCTCTCAAAAAGACAAATTACAATCCATTCCAGACTACTTTCCAAATGTCGTTTTTGATTATTTTTCAATCCTATTCGGATTGTTTGAGGTTCTCAGCCGCAACAGTCGTTACCTGCCGCCAAATCTCACACCATTCAGCGAGATTTCCGTCTGCGATATGTGCCGCAATTTCAGTTGGATTGATGTCTGCGATCAGTCCCAAAAGTTCATTCATTTTGTCCTTCCTTTTCAATCTCTTTCACACAATCGGCGCAATAACACCCCTCGTAACCATCTATTTTGTATAGAAAACAACACCACATTCTGTTCCATTTGCCTTTATCCGAACACCTTTTGCAAGAGCCTTAACCCTCACCAGTGCATTTGGTTACTTTCATGTCTATTCCTCCGTAATCTTGACACCCAGCAAGTCTCGAAGCTGTCTCCAAATGCGAAGCTGTCTACCATTGATGGTTTTCACATTATAACTAAGAAGACTTACTGCATTGTATAGGCGTTCATAGTCAGCCTTGCGTTCATGCTCAATCTGTCGAATGAGATTATCTCTCGCAGAGTTGCGATTCTGCTCGTTCTTGTAATTTACAGAACGAGAAGCACCGCTTTTGAGATAGACAGTGATACGATAGGGGTATTCGGCTTTGACAGTAGAAACCTCTACACACTCGATTTCACTTGCGGCAAAGTGATAGTAATTTCCGAGAGAAATCATCACACGACCTCCTTGAGCTTCAACCCCCAATAGATCACGAACCCGCTGGAAGTCGATTTGCGGTCAAACCATTCGGGGTGACGCTCCATTTCAGAGTTGAATTTTCTTGCAGAGAGCACATAAGCACCCTCAGATTTCGCCCACATCTTGAAAGCCAGATAGAGATCTTTGGCCTTAATTATCGTGCGCTTGTTCTTCTCCCCAAGCGGGTTGTGCTCGTCCTCTGGCACACGCACACAGCGGTTTTCGAGGAATTGGAGTACAAGGTCATTATCCCGCTCATACTCCGCCACAACAGACCTCAGCGGCTCTGACATGGTGAGACCATTCTCTTTGTACTTGATGTACCCACGCACGAGCCACATGAAAATGCCGCTCATGGCTTCCTGAGAAGTCAGCTCGTCTTTGAGGTGCGTGTCCTGTTCGGCGGGGGAGAAGTGCCGGTTGAACTCAATCACTTTGATACGCTCGGAAGCGAACAGGCTCTTGTCTGTTACCATCGGCAGGTCGTTACAGGAGAGCCAGAGCGTGAATTGCGGCTTGAAAGTAATCGCAGACTGGTACAGCGCACGAGCTGAGATTTCTTCACCGCCTGTAAACTGCTTGATTTTCTCCTCGTCCAGTTTACCGTACTCATTGCTTTCCGACATGGTAACAAACCGCTTGCCTTTTAGACCAGCAAGGGTAGGGGAAGCCGCTTCTGCGTCCTTCTGCCTGTCTCCCCGGCAGATCATACCGACAGGTGCAACCTTGGCGTAATCACCAAGCATGGTTTCAATCGTGTTGAGCAGTGTGGATTTTCCGTTGCGGGTCGTTTTACCATGCAGGATAAACATACACTCCTCGTTGCTCATGCCGAGGATAGAGTAGCCGAGAGAGCGTTGCAGGAAGTCAGCCTTGTCCTTATCGCCCTGTGTAACCTCGTCAATGAACAGTTCCCATCGGTCGCACTTGATGTCTCTGCGGACGGTGTGACGGAAGTTGGTCTGCATGGTGAGAAAATCATCCCACTTAGCTTCCCGAAAAGAAAAATCCCGGAGGGAGTAGGTGCCGTTCAGACAGTTTATAAGGTATGGGTCAGCGTCAAACTCAGTGGCAGAGATACGAAGCTCGCCTGTAGCGTCTTTGAGTATTCTGTCCCTCATGCGCCTGTCACCCATTTTGTTCACAAAAGAGGTGTAGGCTTTTCGGATTTCATCATCCACGATCTCCCCGCAGTAGAGAATCATCAGCCGCACAAAGTCCTTGATTTTCTCAGAGACAAGGATCGCCCCTTCGTCTTTGCGCCATGCGCCCTCGAAGTAGGTGTACCAGCTCTTATGCTCTGTGCAGTATCGGGCTTCCCGGTTGTAGAGCATACCAAACAGGTTTGCCATGCCCATTTCCGACCATTCAAACCCGGAACTGGTTTCATCGGCTTTCTCAGGGTGATATGACTTGATGATATACATTTTTTCGGATAGGTCTTCGTCCATAATGACCCTTCCGTTTCGGAGTTCAAAAAGCTCTCTATCACTTGCCACGACTGCGTTCACCTCCTACTGCAATAGCGCATTTCTGTTTATCCTCGACCCACCATGCGCAATCCTCTTTGCGGCACAGACACGACTCAAGAGTATTGCACTCGGGACAAATGTAGAATAGAGGACAGATTTTATTGCTTTTGTCCATCATAAAGCACCTACTTTCTCAAAAACTTCGAGGAGCTTTGGGAACTGAGCGGCAATCCAGTCTATCGTTGTCTCCTCATGTCCGATGGGTTTATGTTCTCAATTCGCACCCAAGCCTGACTCGAACATAAATGCGTGAATAATTTCATGCCGTAAGCATTGTTTCTGATACCGAGGAAAATCATCAAGGTCTCCATTTTCGGTATTGATTACGATTTTATGGGAGCTTTTATCGCAATAACCGTCACACTCTCGGAGAAACTTGTCTTCTATAGGTGATTTATACAGAACAGTGTAAGGAACACCGAGAATGATAATCTTCATGCGTCACACCTCCATACCGCAGGGGTCATTGCAGATGATACGACCGCTCTTGCACTTGGGAACCAACATAAACCACAGGTCAGCGTTCACACAGTAGACCATCTGTTGTACCAGCTCCCGGATTTCCCACTGTGCTCTCATGCACAGCCGCTCATTCGCCATGTGAATAAGCTCTCTCAAGTTGCAGGAGAGATACATCGAGGTCTCACAGGCGTTGGGGAGAATGTACCTTGCGTCCTCGTTGGGAATACCGACCTGTTGAGCTTCTTCGTAAAACTCTGAGATACGATTCACTACGGTTCCGTAGTCATACTGCCCACCCATGGCAACGACAGTGCCGGGACACACGACTTTGAAACCGTCCTCGGAACAGTACCTCTGAGACCTCTGAGTGAAACTACAGTGCCGGTGCCGCACGAGCTGGTGAGAACAGGCACGAGAGATACCCTCGATTTTGAAGGTAAAATAGATGTGTTCAAAGACACTGTGATGTCCATTGCGGTACAGGTGTTTCACCAGTCCGAGCGGGTTCTTGGGGTCGCTGTCATAGCAGATACTTGCGATTTTCGCAATGGTTTCGATGGGGTCAGGCGTTGCCTGTATGAGTGTTACTGTCATTGGAATCCTCCTCATTTCTGAATATCACGACCATGGAGGGGAAAGGAGCGGCGGTTTTCGCATTTCCAAACTTTAACCGCCCACGAATGAATCTTATCTCGGCCTTCCCGTATATGAAGTCGTGAAAATACTTTGTGTCAGTTCTTGCTGGAATGAGCATAACCACGAGCGTGTTTTTCTTACGACTTTCCTCAAAAGATTTTTGAACCCATTTTGCGATTTCTTTTCCGTATGGGGGATTGCAGAATACTCGTTCCCCCCCAATCATGAATTAGACCGTCCTGCTCCCGGTTGTAATACCGAGCGCACTTGTGGTTATGAAGATCGGCGCATGGGTCGAGGGTGAACTGAAATTCAAAATCCAATTTATCAAAGAAATCTTGTGGTGTTGCCCAATCATCGGTTTTGCTACTAAACATTACATCAGTGTTCAAGGTTTACTCACCATCACTTTGTCTGAAAGCTGTTCATACAGACTCTTGAACAAATCCCGCTCGATTTCGGCCTTTGAAACCTCTGTCGAAGGAGAAGTGGAAACCTGAGTCCCCCCCCCGACAGCCGCAGGAGCGTGAAGACCGAGCGAACATAGGAGCGCATGGTCGATATTCTTCATTTCGCTCGTAGTGCAGGAGCGGATGAAAGTGCCCAGCCGCTCTTTTGAGACCGTCTGAATGTTCTCACAGAGAGCAGTAGACGGAACTTTGCACAGCACCTCCACATGGGTCGGCATGGGCTTCTTTTCTCGTGAGGTGAGGAATACAACTTCTACATTGGGCGAGTGCTTGTTGCCGAGATCGTTCGAGACGATAACACCGGGTCTGCCGCCGCTCTGCTCCGAGCCAGTGTGTGTACCTTCTGTGATGAAGAAAATGTCTCCCCGGCAATATTCTTGAACCATAAAATTACCTCCCAATCTAATTAAGACAATCTATTGTCCTTTTATGATTAGATAATAACACGAAAAAGATTGATTGTCAACCCTTGCGGGAATAATTTTTATCTTTTTTGTGTTATATCCTATCTTTTGTATCTGGTGACACTGTTGCAGATAGTTCTAATCTCATTTCGGTCAAGGGGTGGGTCACAGGCTACCATGTTCGCATACAGAAGTTCATCGTAAATCTGTTGCTTGCTGTAACCCAGATTGTGTAGCATACCCGCCAGCGAGGTCAGACAGATGTTCCTGCTCCCGTCTGGAATCCGGGGATAAACGGGACGAAGTTTGATTCGGTTGTTCTCAGGCCATGCCCATATCGGTGAATAAATCCGACCTCCGTACCGCTCCCCGTCTTTTTCCTCTCTGGTTTCGGGAAAGAACTTCTCTACCACATAGTCAATCGCACCTTGGTCTTCTTCAATGGTGTCGTATAAGAGTGTATCGCCAGTCATGATGAAGTACCGAGCCGCCTTGTAAATCTCCACTCCTGCGAGGTTGTTTTTTCCCTTAAAAGGGAGTGTCCCTTTAAGTAGAATGTGAAAGCCCCTGCCGCTCTTGGACTTCTCGGTGTAGCTCTCACACAACCCTATAATTTCAGCCGCCAGCGGGGACAGGAAACCGTCTTGATCGTAGCCATCGTCTATATCAATCCCCACATAGCCATTGTCGTTGAAGACGAACCCACAGTAATCATAGTGTCCCTCCGACACAGCCTTGAGAGCCGTGTCGAAGGAAGACCATGTTTCTGGATTGGTGGAGGAAGCGGCTTCTCGCTCAAATGCTTTCATCGGAACCTTGCTGTCACTGCGAGTACAGACCCATTGATTCAACCTTTTCAATTCTTCGGGTATGTTCTCGTATCGTGTCAAATCAGGCTCCTCCTTTTTGCAATTTTGTGCTCCAACTCGTTTACCAAAGCCCAAATCTTGTCCCGCTTGATGTTTTTCTGCACAGACACCCTGTAAACATTATCGGGAATGGTATCACCCTCCCGGTAAATAAACAGCAGAATGTCCCTGTCAGCGTCAGTGAAACCCTTTAGAGCGTGTTCACAGGCATACCAGTTCTGCTTATCAGCGTCAGAACGAAACTTCGGGTTGGGGTGTCTGGCATAGAATCTCATGCAGTGCTGGATATAGTCAGAATAGTATGTCCTCATTCTTCACCCTCCGCTTTGCGGGGAGCTGTCCTCTTGGAAACCTCGCCCTCAAAGTACCATTTGTTGTCGATGTTGATGGGGTAGCCGCTGACATCCGATTTCATCAGCTTCCCATGGTTGATGATGTGCTGGGCAGACGCAATCGCCATCTGGTTTTTCACCAAGTCTTTTCCAGTGCGAAGCAGGAAAGTCACCTTTCCGTTCGTATTTTTCAGCCTGTAGTTCATTCTCTGACCTCCTCATTCCATTCGGCAATATCAATACCGTATTGTTTTAATTTGTAAGCGCACAGCCACGCTTTGTCCTCGTCACCCATTTCATACCGTTTCACAAGAGCGTCCAGTTCGGTGGAAAAGCTGTCATAAAAAGCCCGTAAGCGTTTCTTCCCAAAACCGAACTTTTCATGGAGTAGCCATAAAATCAGAGCGTCCATTTCATGCTCATTCTTTTTATCGAACTCGGCGCATTGGCGAAGAATTTCAGCGTCTATGGCTTTCTGTTCCTTTGCGCTGAACTGTACTCCGAAGATGTGACCCCTGTTTCTTTTGAAAACCGGCATATCAGACACCTACCACATGGGAAGCGATCATATCCGCATGGTGCGTCCAGAGCACATTCGGGAATCTCTGTACAGTGTTGGTGAACTCACGCCAATGTTCCCGGTCGGTGAAAGCACCCATGTGATAAAGAACGCACATGACTTCCTCCTCGGTCAGCGTCATGTACTGAGAGAGAAGAATGACCGACTTGTCACCATGTCCTTTGATAGCAGTGTCGGGGTTGTATTCCCACGCCTGTTCGTCATAGACAGGACACTCCCCATACCAATCTGCAATGGTTTCTTTAACCGGGTGGCGGTACTGGTCGATTTTACACAGGTCATGGAACATACCTACGATGAAGGGGCTTTCGGCTCTCTGCCATTTCAGACCATTCTTCGCAGACAGGTCTACCAGAGAGTTCATCACCATCAGAGAATGGTCGAACAGCCCTCCCTCGTAGGCTCCATGGTATTTTGTGCTTGCCGGGGAGCGAAAGAACCCATTCGCCAGCAGATAGGTTTTGAAGTCCTGAGAGATAATCTTGTCAAAACCAGCGGCTTCAAATAACTGCAATCTTTCCCGTTCTGTCATTGGTCTCCCTCCTTCATCAGTTCACAGATAAACGCCATATTACAGGCCATGTACTTGTAATGTTCGATACCGCTCTCAGCGTCCTTTGAGCGGTGATCTTCAATGAAGGAAAGCCAGTGGCGGTAAAAAGCGTCTACATACCGTTGCAGTTCGACTTTCCTCCAATTATCCGGGTCATGGTATTTTTCCGTTCCATACTCCCGGACAACCGCAATATCACGGATAATTTGAACAGGGACAAGGGACAGCTTGGCTTTCCCTTTATCGTCCTTAGCAATCTCCATTTCATTTCCTCCTGCTCCGCAAAGCCCTCTGAACACCTTTTGACCTTTGCGCATACAAACTATTTGCGGCTTCACGCCACTTGCGCTCTTTCTCCCTGAGTTCATCGTGTGCTTTCTTCTCGGAGAGGTATTCGGCGCAAGTGGCATGACAACCCGCATGGCGTTTAGGTGCTATACAATCTTTGCAACACTTTATGCCCACGCTTACAGACCGCCGAGCAGTGCGTCAAGGTCAAGCCCCTTTGCGGGTTGCGCCGCAGGAGTGGGAGAGGGGGTAGGAGCGGCAGTGGCTTTAGGGGTAACAGGAGCAGTAGCCCCCTCTTTGCCAAGCGTCAGAGCACGAGCGACAGGCTCAGTGTCGAAGTATTCTGCCGGGGACTTGTCACCAAAATTGGCGAAAGTAACCATCTTGTTGGGGTCTTTGTTGGACGGGAGCTTAGTGTGAACGACCTCGGCGCAGATGAAGTGGTCGATAAGCTCAGAGGGGTCAATGTCCTCCAAGGTGTAATCACCCATTACCGTTTTGGCAAAGTAGGAGAAAGCGTTCAGAGCCTTTTCATTCAGCTCGTCATTCTTGTCTTTGATGGAAAAACGCTCGGTGTGGGTCATACCAGCGGCGTTCACCAGCATTACCTCGATCTTGCCAAACTCCTCGTCATAGGTCGCACCATATACTCGGAACACATAGGTTCCTTCGGGAATGAGAGTAAACCCGCTTGTCATAGGGATTCTTGCCATTGTCTTTATCCTCCTTAAAACAGGCCACGCTTTGTCGTGCCATTGTTCACAATGATTTTCGTAAGCTCCCAAGCCTGTTCCTCAGTGAAACCGGCTTTTGTATAGGCTTCATACACCTCATAAAGTTCTTGTGCGGCATCGTCCTTCGTTTCAACACGGTTTGCCTTTTCCAGCTCTAATTTCAGACACTCGATCTGCTCACGGCTGTTTTTAATTTCCTGCTCCAACTGAGCTTTGGTTTTGCTTGTCATTGTCTTTATCCTCCTTATTTCTTCTTAGAACTCACATACATGGCGTGGCCGACAATCAACATCAGTTCCACCAGAATGGTGGTGATTACACCGGCAACGAAAGGGTCAATATACATAGCGTCCTCCTTATTCCTCGTAATCGGTCGGGAAAATCAGACCAAGTGCTTCTTCGTTCTCGGCAGAGGAGAACTTCGCAGGACGCTTGATAACCAGAGCCTTGCCCTCGCTGGTTTCCTTCTCAGCGTTGTGCTTGACAAACATTTCCACGATGTCTTTTCGCTCAATGAGGGCGTAGGCACTATTGTCGATTGCGACCTTGTTCTGTGCGCCCTCCGTAGCGTAGATACGAACGCAATCCTTGATAACGCCATCGGCATACGGCATGACAGCCTTGTGGAGGTCACAGGGGTCGGTGAAGCTGTCGTAATTGATGATGTTCTCTACAAATTCGGGCATATCGGCAACCTCGGTGCAGGTGACGCTACGAATATCCTCCGGGATTTTCATAAACACCTTGTCGGAAGCGAGCTAGCGTTCGCCGTTCTTGCGATTGTAGACGATACCGTCAGAACCAAGAGCCTTTACAAATTTCTGAAATTTCATGGTGAAAATCCTCCTTATTTCACAGTCATGCGGTACTGCTCAGATTTTTTCTGATACTTCTCAAGCAGACCGTCAGCTTCCAGTGCCTTTTTGTCTATCGTAGTGGTTTCGGAGCGAGAGACTGTCCATGTGTAGGCAGACCCCTTGATCTCCACCTTTTTGTCACCGTCCCGGAACTGCTTTATAGCGTGTTCCTTGATGATGTCGTTGACCTCTTTCAGACGCTTCTCCTTGTCAGCGATTGCGGAAGTGGCTTTGTCCACCTCTGCCTTGAGTCCTTCCGCTTCCTTAATAAGAGCGTTGATGTCGGTGTCAGGGGTGAGATTGTGAGTACGCAGAGCCGCCAAAATCTCAGCGTCCTTCTTCTCGTCATAGACTGGGGAAATACCGCCAGCCACATACTCACCCCACCAAGACCCTACCTCGGCTACCATTCTCGCAAAATCCGGGTAACGCTCAGACACCTTAAACTCCACCGTAATGGTATTCTTGATGTTGGGAACATACTTGGTGGGGTCTGCGTAGTCCTTCTCCTCAAGGAAGGAAGCGACCATGATTACATTATCCACTCCAAGCAAGTATGCGTAGAGAGCCGCCTGTAGAGCGTAGTATTCGGGAGCGTCATTCTGCCAATCCTCAATGCGCTTGGTGGTTTTCATTTCGAGGACGGTATCGACCTTGCCCTCCTCGTCCACTCCGAGGTAGTCCCACATACCGCCAAAGTGAGGATTTTCGGGGAAGAAATCACCCCGAGTCTTGTTGAAGTAATCCTCACCGTAACGGTCGGTAGGGGTAATCAAATCCATGCCGTAGGACTTTTTCATATACTCGGCCTGTTTCGGCTCGATGGCTTTACCAGCGGCGGTATAGATGGTGTCCTCGAAGGGCTTCTCATAGGTCTTGGTAATAGCGCACCACATTTCAAAAGGAGTAGACCAAGGGTTCAGACCGAGAATGGTGGCGAAGCGTGTGCCGGTCACTTTCTTGGTACGCTTCGGCGGTGTAATCTGAATCTGGTTAGAGTCAAGCCATTTCATCATTTGTTACTCCCTTCCAGCATGGTGGTGATTTTGGTGATAAGGGTCTCACAATCAGATTTGCTGATTTCCGTAAAGCCCTTGGTCTGCACCGCAATCTGAGCGATCATTTCCTCCTTGGTGGGGTCAGCGTCCTTGAGCTTCTTCAAGACGCTCTTGAGACCCTTAATCTGCAAGGTGGTGGCATTGTCTGTCGGAGCGGTCAGTTCCGCTTTCACTTCCTGTCTCTGTTGGGGAGTGGCAGGAGCTTTCGGAGCACTATCAGCGGCGGGAGCAGACACAGGCTTACCCACATTTGCGTCAAAACTGTCGCTCTCACAGATGTCAAGAGCAATCATATACAGGTAACGGCGCATATAGGTGATAGACGAGCCAAGGGCTTGCATTTCGTTGGTAGCCTGTTTCCCGGTGTTGCTCACGATGGGAGCGATCTGGTTGAAGGGAGCTTCAAACTTAATGCTTTCCTCCCAAGGATTGTCGGTGTTCACGATTGTCATGGTGGCAATGCCAGAGGTGAAGTTTACAACAGGAATCAGACCGACCTCGCCAAAAATTCGAGTCGCAGTGGGGACAATATCGTCCAGTTCAAAGTACTTGAAGGACAGGTGCATATTTTTGCCTGTCTTCTGCACATCCGCTTCGAGGAACTTCGCTCTTGCGGTGAGCAATTTCTGATACACATTCATTGCAACGGTTTCGGTTTTCTTAGCTGTAGTAGCCATCTTTTTGCGTCCTCCTTTTTTCTTTTCGGGTTTTATGCCTAAAAAGTCATTGACCCGTTTCTTTGCCATTTCGATGTAAAAGGTCTTATCCACATCGGCTATAGTCAGGTGATTGTCATTGTCGATGATACAGCGGTCAGGAAGCATTTCGATCTTCGCCGTTGAATCGTTCTCAGCCTTAATCTTGAACAGCTTCCCGTAACGCTCGTCTGCCGTAGCATAGACTCGGTTCACTTTTTGTACCGGGACTTGCTCACCATCGACAAGGTGATATGCTTCACGATACTTCACACCAGCTTTTGCAATAATCTGGAACTGGAAAATATCGTCACAGCCGTTGATGGTGTCCTCCACTGGCGTACCGTTGACAAAAAACTCCCGGAGGGCGGTTGCCACGATACAGCAGGAATTGTTGATTTTCCATGCGCCCACATTGGAGCTGTCTCTTATACACATCTGAC